GTTTGCATGTTCTTTCTTTATAAACAACTTTCTTCTATTTACTATAGGACATAAAAGAGCTTCTAATCTATCTTCTTTTTTAATTCCATGAGGAGGTCTTATTCCTTGAGATAATCCAGGAGCTAGCTTTCTATCTTTCCCAGCAAGCTTATTCACGTGGTCTTTAATAATTCCTTGAGCTCCTACTTTTTCAACATTCACTCTTCTAACCGGATGGTGTTTTCTAGCTAGCTCAATAATAGTCTTAGGCATATCATACAAAGGCGAATGTTCTCTATAGTAATCTACTATATATATATTTCTATCGCTATCTATTGCGATTGTAACTATAACCTGGAAATCGCTTCTAGCATTTGTTTCATAAGCTAAGTCAACTCCCATGTATACATTTACGGGAATAGCAGATTCATCAATCATCATATAATTAAATCCTCCTCTTTCCTCTATATGTCCTCTATATTTATTAATTCTATCAATTTTAAATTTAGCAGTTTCTAAATCTCTAGCCTCATTCATGTACTCTTGAGCAAACTTGTGAGTTAATCCCATCTCTGAGAACCTTGACTTAATGTCGTCTAGTTTTTGCTTTGTAAAGTAATTTGGCCATAAAGGAACTCCGTCAACCATAGCTTTTTTATATAATACATTCCAAGCAGATTTTCTTCCTTCTTTTTCGGCGTCTAGATATCCGTCATATACCCCTTGAAGAAAAGAGTCGTAGTGAACTATTGTACCAATAAGCCATATTGAACCTTCGTTTTCTTTTGAGTTTTCTAATGCGGGCTCTACCGTAGACATTACCCATTCTTTAATTTCCCTTCTTCTATCTGGCGTTTTAGTATTTAATTCTGATTCAAAGTCGTCAAGTATAATATTAGTATACCTTAATCCTAATTGAGAACGACCACGTAATCTTTGAGAAGTACCTTTTGCTATAATCCTATCTCCTCTAGCAGTAGTAAATTCTTTCTCTGTCCATTTATTACCTTTTAAGTCTCCAAAGTAATACTGTAAAGCAGGGTTGATATCAATATGATTTTGAATATACTTAATATGGTCTATAGCTTGAGATTGTTCTTCGGATACCCAAGCGATAAATTGTTTTTTTTCTGGAGGAGAAAAATACAACTGATATAATAACGCCGTTTTTGCTAATGTAGACTTTGCATGACCACGAGGTAGTATAATGCAAGCTCTTTTTTCATCCCCTAACAATAAGTCACTTAACTCGTATTGGTAAGGAGCTGGAGTAGATTTCATAAAATCTTCAGGTAAAAACATTTGACCAAAGGTTATAATATCTTTTCTAGCTAGTTCTAATGCTTGTTCCTTTTGTGATAAGTCTGGTGGAACTATATTAAATAATTCAGGCTTCTTGGAATTCTTTTTCATAAACCCTATCTAACATTTGTAATGTTTTTATTGAGTGCCAATCCCCATCAGGTACTTCTGTAAAAGAATTAGAACTTGCCCAAAGTTGTGGACCTGCTACATATATCCAAGCTTTTTCTGTTTTTCCATCATCCATCTTAATAGGAGCTGTTGTTCTTATATAAAGACCTTTTGCTACACCCTCATATTCATCGTACATATTAAGGTCTTCTAACGTAACATCTACTAACTCAACTACAGCACCTTTTCCTTTTTTGTTTTTAATAACAGCGGGAAAAGATTGTGTTCCAGGAAAAACTAAACTAAATCCTTCTACTCTACCAGTATCGGGATATCCTCTTCTAAGAGTTCCATATACAGCCAACCTCATCAAGAATACCCTACTGTATTAGGTATTCCCATCTCCATAATTAAAAATTTTGGAGAATATATGGTTAAACAGTTAAAACATTTAATACCGCTACAATCTTTTTTACGAGCATCCCATATATAAACACCAGTCTTTTTAAGAGAGTAGTGACATATATGGCATCTATTTTTCTTCGATATCTGCTTTAACTTCAGCCAATTTTTCGTATTTGGATTCTTGAATTGCATTTAGTTGCTCCTTAGAAAATCCCTGGAATAATGTAACCGATTCTGATTTTTTCTCAGTATCCATCATTCCGGATATTTTCATTAATGTTGTTAGTGCTGTAATCTTGTCTCTATCACTAGATTCAGATTTATCTATTACGTTTCTCATTTCTTCTAAAAGATACTTAGGCGTAATCTCTGCTTCGTTTAAATGCTTATCTACTTCTTCTCTAATCAAGTTTTTTACCCTATCGGTTTTTAACAACAGCTTTGCTTGAGAAGCTGCATATGATTTCTTTTTACTAGGAAAAGCAGTCATATAAGCATCTACAACATCGTCTCCCTTTGCTACATACTTAGCAAATAGAAATTCTTTTTCTGTTGCTTTTATTCTTTCTTTCTTACGTACTGAGGGAGATTTGCCATCTGTTGCAAATGTATGCATATTAGTACGCATTTCTCCCGTCATAGTAACGTTTGGACCACAAACAAAAGAACCTATTATAGTTCTAATAAATGTAGTCTCTTTTTTTCTGTCGGGTCTTTTTAATATTCCGACATACAGTACTTGACAAACTTGCCCATCATCTGACACAATCCAATCACCTACAGAAGCGTGCCTCCAATCTTCACAAAGAGAAACGGAAGGGTTATATTCTGCAAACTCTTCTACGTTATCAAATAAGTATTTAGTTTCGCCGTTTACTGTTCTTGTTTTCATAATTTAACTATTTTTCTTCTTTGTCGTCAACATCTTTATTAAGTTCATCAACAACGAAGTTTATATAGTTATTCAAAAGAAAGCGTTTCTCCATTAAGTCTTGCTCTGCTTGTTGGCAAGCTGCTCCAAGTTGATTCGCTCTTAAAAACTGAGCTTTTGCTTCATCTGATAGTTCAGAATGTAAAAACTCATATTCTTTTTCATTATGCATGATTTTCATCATTTGTTCTTTTTCAGCCATTTCGTCTCCTATTATAGCGGGTTAACTGTAGGGTTAATGTATTCTTCTAGTCTTCTATGTAATTTTTCTAGAATTACAACATCAGCCACATTATGTTCATATATCTTTTTTATAGACTTCTCGTCTCCCCATCTAGCTTGTGCCCAATATTTAGGCTCAACCCTTGTTTTTCCCTTTATGTCAAAAAATTCAGTTGCTGCCATTAATGACGAGCTATGAAGCTTTAACTTTGATTTTACGGGATAATACAAGTCTTTATGAGATTTTTGGTTATGTAACGGAAAAAATGTTCCGTGGTGTAAAGCTCTAGTCCTAATGAATGGAATATCAAAGTGTGTTCCATAATAAGTATATATAACATCATACTTATTCATTTCATCAACTAATAGCTCTAATATTCTAGCATCTTGATTTTTAGACATAAGCTCTTCCCTTGTTATCCAAGCACCTTCTACCTTCTTATTGCTTCTGCCTTTTATACACCAAGACAACATTGTATCAATATTAGCACTAAAACCTGTTGATTCAATATCTAGGTAACCAATAGTCATATCGTGTCCAGTAGAATATCTTTCAGGTTTTCTTAAACCTAAAGACTCTATTTTTCTAGTCACTGCTTTATACGTTCTATTATATCCTTGTATTCTAATCATTTGATATAATTCGAATGCAGACTTGTTTGTCTTAGAATATTTATCTAAAATTTCAAGTTCGTCTTCTGTCCACCTATGTACTGCCACTATCTACCTCTTTTCGGAAATGCTGTAGAAAACAATCTTCCTACTCCACGCTCTACTCTACCCCAAAAACCTAATTGTTTTTTTGCAACTTTTATTTTTGTGGTTGTTTTTTTAGCTTTAGCCATTATTTACCCCATTTTTGGTTTTTAACTATTAACGCCATCACTGCATATACAGCAGTATCTAAAAACGCGTCTTCTATAGGTTCGTTCTGTGCCTTGAAGTTATGTTTAGTTGATAGGTTAACTAGTCGGTTTATCTTATCATTCAACCTTACTATAATACCTAATAAGGCTATATTGACTTCTTCCTCTGATTTTAATTGAGTTCCCATAGCAATATTGCCAGGACCGTAGTCAAATTGTTTTTTACAGAATGTCATATACATAGTATTAAGTATCTTTTGAAATTCGTGTTCTGTTTCAGGAAAGTTGTCTTTTATATGTAATACTGTATCTTCAGCTGTTGTCTTTTTTTGTTCCATGTTTTGGAAAATCCTCCATATCCGGTTTGTCTTCTAGTTGTCTTATTATGAATGCATCCAGTTGCTGTTGTAGCTTCTGAACCAACGCATAATTTTTCTGGTTTTTGGCTTTTATTATTTTTTCTGTGATTTCTTCCATAAATAGTCCGCTACGCCCAGTTGAAACAATCCATTGGAGATTGCATCTATTTTACTTTCATCGTGCTCTAATCCGTAATTATAGAACAATGCGTGTAATATCTCATGCATCAAGGTCTCTTTCTTTCTTGAATCGTGGATATCTTTATTAATAAGTATTAAATTATCTCTTACTAGATGTCTGCCGTATAATTCTTTACTACTATCTTCATGTTCTAATGATAGTTCTAATATATTATAATCATGACCACCTATATGTAATCCCATTGTTTTTTTCTTCATAATACTCCCATATTGTTAATTGTGTATGCAAATTACATAAAAACTACTACACAAGTCAAATAAAATATTACTTTTCTTTAAAAAAAACGCACGACACGTCAATAACTCAATGTTCTTAGTACTCAATATTCTATATTTGGCTACAAATACAAAAAAAAGGGTTAACAATAAAGAAATATCTTGACTCAAACAAAGCAAACAGACTAACTTTAACAGTCCGAAGGACGAAAAAAAACACTAATGTTCG